TCTCCCCCTTCAGCAAAGCCCCGTACCATACCACCTTGAGCCGCTGCAAGAATACCTTCTTGGGGCATACCACCAACTATCTGTTGTTTGAGTTGATCCACAACTGTAACAGGAGGGACTTGTGCCATCCTCAGCATTTCTTTCGCAGCTGCATCTCGTTCTGACTTTAATTTTTGTAGGGCAAGTAAGTCTATTAACTGTTTATCTACAGCATACTTTTCTTGCAAAGCGGAGTCTTTGCCTCTATAAGCCTCTACAACACTATTTACTTCTCTATCAATCGACATGTCTTATCCTTTAATCGTCAGACTTGTTAACATCGTATAAACCTTTTAGCAGACTTAGTATGTCTCCACTACCCGCCATAGTTGTTTGGTAAGCACTAGGTTGTACGTACGGAATTCCATAAGAAGTTGTAGGTAATCCTGATAGTAACCCCTGCTGGAATTTTAACTGTTGATAAGGGAAGTCTCTCTCAGTCTCAAATTGTCTAATATCAGCAGCAATACCTTCACTCTCAATACCACGTTGTTGAGCACCGCCAGCAGCTTGTGCCTCTAGCACATTTTGTATGTACTGATTAACGTCTTGTTGACCTTGGCGTTTACGGTTTTGCTCGTCTGAAAATAGATTAGCCGCTCTATCATAAGCTGTGGCGTAACCTTGACCTGTTATACTAGCTAAATTCTGCTGTAAATTTCTATCAGCTTCGGCATCCATAATAGCTTGGCGGCTACCACCAAACGCACCCGCACGAGTTAGTCTACCTCTATTCTGCATAGCACTAATATCAGCTTGTCTACGAGCTTCTTCTAGTTGAGGGTTCAACGCAGCCTGTAAGTACGGGTTCATGTACTGTTGAGCGACACCCTCATCTATAAATGATTGAGGTTTATACGCTCCTGCCTCTTCTGTTGGTACAACTAAATTAGCCAATCCTTGAAACGCTTGTTGTTGTAAAGGTGACGTCCCCGCAGTTAATTGTCCTTCATAAGGAGTATAAGGCGAGTCTGCTAATGCAGCGCCTCTCCCTAACATATTTGTTACGTATGGTCCTACATAACTAGCTAGAGCTGTGTCTCGTCCCGCTATTTCTCCTACAGCTGAATTTATGTTAGAGGCAGGTAAATTTAGATCCTCAATAGCCATGTTTTTTTCCTTATACTAATCTATTCAAATATTTGTCTGGGTTTATTTCTTTACTCTGTCTTGGTGTCCCCGTGCGAGCAATACGAATTTCATCCATCATTTCTTCTAATTCTTTTGCCCCTGCATTAGAATTACCATTACCTAAGTGACTTACAACATCAGCGGGTATAACAAACTCACCATCACTTAACATAACATCTTCTTCACCATCTATTGTAGCATTTACTTCGTCTGACATACCATTGGTTATACCACCTAAATAGAATCCATTTGTTTTTTCCGCATTCGAAACTATACCACCTTCAGCCATACCTCTAGTTTTTTGGGCTTCGTTGTAATCCATCATAGCCTGAACTTCTGGACTATACAGAGGAGTAAATATGTCGCCCCCAAGATCCTTGACCCCCTCGTTATTACTTACTCCACTAGTAGGTATTGACCCTCCCCCTGTACCCTGACTAAAGGAATTTTGGATCAACAAATTACCAAGCCCACTTTGTGCACCACCAGAACCTTTAGTAAAAATTGGGTAGTCACTTCTATTTAGCACATTTTTTATTATTCCAGCATTAGGACTTTGCCCTTTTTGACCACTAGCAAACCATGCCGCCGCCGCCCTATCCATATCACCTAATATCCCTTCAGGGAAAACACGCTGACCTGTTGGTGTGTACCAATCTGGATTTGCAGCGTAAAAATCAGCCATTCGTTGCTTCCCTTGCGGTGTTTGGTAGAATTGTAGCAATTCGTCTTCTTCATAGGACGTATCACCAGCACCACTACGCTGTAAGGATTGTAAATCTGATTGATATGGTGATAGTGGAGGCATTTTGCTCTTAATATAGTCGCTATATGGCATTCCACTCACACTCTCGACCATAGCTTTGTAATCATTAAGACCACTTTCTTCAGACCACTTTGCTAGTTCAGCACGTTTTGCTCTTTCTTTAGAACCAAAACCAAGGGCGTCAGCTATAGGACTGAGAACATACTTTCCAAGAGGATCAAGTAAAAAAGGCGCAGCCATATATGGCGCAAGATAAGCTAATTGTTGAGCTGTAGGTAATGCGCCTATACCAGACGTTCCACCTGTGCCAAAAGCACCGACTGCATTACCAACCACATTACCTGCTGCATCTGGTGCTAATTGCGCTGCTACTCTTTCAGCTATTTGTTCCTGCGTCATACCCTGAAGCACAGGGTCTTTTAAACTTCCCCCATACACATAACTAAAACCATCACCACCTGCTTTTACTACTCCAGTACCGGGAACTAAGTTACTACCTGCGTTTACAACCGCATTAGCACCAGCACCTGCTGCATTTGATCCAAGACCAAGTAAACTTTTCGCTCCTGCAACAATGCCGCTGCCGCCAAGAGACTTGTATGCACCATACCCTAGTAATCCTGCCCCTAAAACGTCAGAGGTATTTATGCCACCACCTGTACCACCTGTACCTGTACCTGTACCTGTACCTGTACCTGTACCTATACCTGTACCACCAATATAGGGATTTTCCTGTCCACTAAATGAACCCTGAGTAAAGTAACGTTGCCCATAACTCCCCGGACGTCTACCTTCATCGCTAATAGGAACTTGTTCTCTTGTATACTCCAAACTCGGTATACCACCCTGATAACCTGAAGGAGGTGTTTTAGTTTTTGTTGAATCTGAATCCGCAACCGCTTTACCGCCAAGCAAAGATGCACCGACCATGAGAGCTTGCGTGGGATCAATAGCCATTTATACTACTCCAATTAATTTTAGCATATTAACATTTATACTTATTACTTGTCTATCTATATTATTGATCTGCTGATCCTTGTAATAGCCAGTGTCGTTGACGGTGTGGCAGGGGCAAAAGCCGTAGCCGCAAACGCATTTAAACTTCCATCTGTACTGCTACAGGCACACCCAACCTCTAAATAATCATTAGCATTCATTGAAAATATTGCTGACCTTGACACAACTATAGTCTCCCCATTTCCATGCAAGTTTGCCTTAATAGTTGAGCCTGTCACTGCCGATCCATTAATTTTGGGAAAGAAGTAAAAGTCAACTGTTGAGGCATTTGTGCTGTATATTTGTGCCGTAAAAGCCAATAAGTATTTTCCACTCCCCTCAAAAACAATTCGACTTGACGGTGTGCCTTGCGTGATGCCATCAGCGTATGTTGGTGTGTCATATGTAATAACTTGCTCGGTGTCTGCGCTGGCAAACGCAACACTGGCAGATTTTGCAAATGAGGCATACGGACCTATATCTAAAGCCGTTTGTAAAGAAGCATCTAGCTGGTTAAAATATATACGTAGTATCTTATTATGTTCTTGCTGCGAAATTTGATCGTAGGAACTAGTAGGATACGGTAAAGCAGGGGCTTTAAAATTATAATCTGTCTTTCGCATCAACGACCACCATCTGGGCGTATGTCGAGCCTAGGAGAGCCTAATTGCCATTTTACACCCTCTGCGGTAGACTCAATTTTGATCGACATTTGCCTACCACGAACACGAACATTTACTTGGTTCGTATAGGCTTCAATAGGTACTACACTACTTCGCGTTACTGAACCTGTATTAGAACCCCCAATAGAACTAGGACTGTTGTACCCAGACCCAGAATTATTAAGAGGTAACAAACTCATATTTAAGGAAGGATTGTGTGTAGAAGAACCTTCAAAATTAAGATCAGGTAACAACCTCCAAACAAAAGAAAATCTATTACCATCGTCTAAGTCAAATTGACCTGATGTTATATACGAGGATATAGCTGTAGGAGTAGATGTTTCTAAATCATCACACCCTATTTCTTGTACAACAAGTCTGTTGTTATTTGTAGCTGCTATAGGAGAGTCTATTTCTCCTGTATCTAACCATGCAGTCCGACCCATAGTACCAAAATACCAAGTCTGTTCTCGATAGTTATAAATTACATACTTATTAACAGTAGAAGAATCTTTGGAGCAATAATGCCACCAAATTTCGTGGAAACCTTCGTTTGTTCCAGCACAAACCTGTTCATATTGATCTGTATTCAAGTCAGAAAAAATATATCTGCGTACAGAACAAGGTAGCGTCATAGTGCGACCATCGTAGACATAAAACTTATCTTTACCCATCCAATAAGCTGTACCGTTAGCGTAGGCAACGGCGTTAGAAGATGCTATTGATACATTTTCTCCTACTAATTGGGCAGACCAAACCACTGGAGGTTCTACATACTGCAAAGAATATAGCGCTGAATCTGACCAAACCAATATTTCTTGTCTGGATTGGATCAAAGTTACAAGCTGACTGCCACGCGAAAAAAGTAAACTCCCCGCTTGGTTAGTACTTGCTGGTGCCCATTCTAAATAATCTTCTTGGTCAGACCATCTTATTAGCATTGGATCTTGTACACTACTTCCAAAAGGATTACACCCTATGGCAAAAACAAACCGACTAATATCGGAAACTAATAATTTATTCTGTATTATAGGTACAGAACTAGCACCAACCAACCCAGAAACAGCCACCCCTCTAACAGAAGTTCCAGAAGAGGCATCCCATAAATAAATACCTCCTCCTTTAGGCCCAAATAAAAGATCTTCTCCGAAGTTACTTTGGCTCCATATACCTAATGATTGGGCAGTAGTTGCTCCTATACCCCAAGTTCCTAAACCCCAACCACCAGCTCCCCAGCCAGTCAAAGCCGTAGTTGTTTCTGTACCAGTATTAAGTTGGTAAGCAGCAGTTACAGAACCACCCCCCGTTGTAGTTGAAGTAGCGTTAGAGTCGGCGGTTACAGTATAAGTAGTGGAAGTTAGATAAGTTAACTGATATTCTCCATCTAAAGTTATTCCCCCAACAGCACTTGCACCGCTAAAAGTAACGAAATCATTATCACTGAACCCCCCCGCAGGATCCGTAACAGTCACAATAGCAGAACCGTCTGTAGTTGCAAAAGGGTCTGTTAAAGATTCAGAAGCTCGAATAGGTGTTATATCGTAGTAATTTCCACCTTTTTCAACATAAAATTTTAAATTTGTTCCTAAAGATAGCAAATTTGCACTAGCTAAAGTTCTCCAACTCCAAAGAGAACGACAAATTCCTTGGAAAGTATAATCAGAAATACTTTGCCAACCACCTATTTTTTCTGGGAACCCAGCTCTAAATCTAACTTTATCAGAATCTACCCACCCAGATTCATTACTATAACTAGTAACTTCAGTGTTTACTCCGGGTTTAAAAGAAAGTTTCTGTAGCGCCATAATATCACCTAAGTATTTGTCCAAACACGGGTTCAAGAGGTGTAACTTTTACGGTAACATCTTTTTTAGTGTCTTGGTTTTTACCACAAACAGGACAATTATTTTTTTCTGGTGCATCAAAAGAAGTATTACATTTCTTACATGTAATATCTTTGGAGTTATTTTCATTAATCATAACATACCTCATATATTTATATTAGTCTATTAATTTATACTAATTAACTCCACTCACCTGTTCTAATTTGCTCAGTGACTTCGATGGCGCGATTGCCTACTTGCCTCGCCCATCGGCTGTCCATCATCTCGTCTGCCGCCTTATCCCACTCGCCTGACTGCATATATGACAGCGTGTTTTCAAACTTCTTAACTGTGCCAATGCCGACATTAAATGTAAAATTAATCATGGCACTTATTCGTGCGTCATTAAATTCACCCATCCACGGGAAGGCGTGTAGTAGTTGTGACCTTGCCTCTGCAATATCATTCTGTAAAAGATACTCAGCCTCTTCGAGGGTTATTCCATTGTCCTCAATATTTTTTCCCACGCCAATCGTGAGCTTTCCAGCACTGCATTTATACGGTTTTAACTTTACACCCTCATGCCGCTTTAATTGCTCAATCAATTTATTCATTTGTCTTTTCCTGCTGTTGTGATGCGCCAAAATAAAAGCTGATTACTGCACTAACCAAGCCGCCAAGATAGCCCAGCACAAGATTAATAAGCTCCATTGAATTTTGCTCTGGCGGCATGAGTGTTACCATTGCAATATATGAGCAAAAGAATATTACCATGACAATGCCAATAAACTTGGCGGTATAGTCTTTTGCAAAGTGGCTTCTGGCGTTTTGTTTATCTGCTGTCTCAAGTGCAAAGATATCAACGTCCAACTCTTTCATGCGAACTTCAAAATCTCTTTCAGCCTTCTTCAGCTCCATCAACTGTTCAGGCGTGGCATTGTTAATTGCCTTTTCAATTTCCTTTTCGCTTTCACCACATCCCAGTGCGTCAGCAATAACTTTAGTCGCCATGCCACCAAGCGGCCCACCAACAGCCGCACCAAGTGTAGGAACGATTGTTCCAATTACATTTTTAAATAATCCCTTTAGCATATTTTCACCTATTTTAACGGGTTTTTAACAGCCTCATCAAAGGCCTTCCACAAGTCTTCGATTTCGGCATTGTACTTATCTAATTTGTCGCCCAATCCATTGGTTATGGTTTCGGACTTTTCAACTTTACTTCTCAAATCAAGCAATTCTTTTTGCTGTTCAAGTATTGTGGTCATTTGGGTGCTTATCTCGCTCAATTTTGGCGCAAGCCCTCTGACATCATTATCCTGCATCGCTTGCTCTAACGTCTGTATTCGGCTCTGAATCGCGGTCAATTGACCGCTTAAATTACCTATATCTGACGCATACTGCCCATTATCCTGCTCAACAATTTCAAATCGCTTTATAGCGTCATATCCAAAGTATATTGCACCACTTATACCTGACAATACGGGCAGGGCAAGTGTAAGCCATACCGCCTTTAAATTACTTAAATTAACCTCACTCATTGCACATACATTGCTGTCCCGTATAGGTCATCAGCAGTCACCATTTGATTTGTAAACGCACCCTGAAACGACATATAAAGGTCGTTGTCGTAGCTGATGATAAATGTGTCAATGTTCTGTGTATATGTAATTTGGCTGTATGATGCAACCGCAATATTGTTCTGTGCTGAGTAGTTATCAACCGCAGATGTGATGCCTTCATTGTTGGCGGCACTTAAAAAC